GAAAATATTTCTCCGTTAATCGTTGTTAATTAAATAGGATCCGTACATTAGCAATGTAATTAACAAACAACCAAAACAAATTATTATGCAACTTACTTACCAATACGCAACAGTAAAAGAATTGGCTATCCAGTTTGGGATCTCTTACGACAAAGCCCGCTACCAAGTTCAAAAAATGGTAAAGTCTGGGGAAGCTCAGCAACTTGAAGCTGTTGGAACTAAATACTACCGCTTGTTAGAAAAGCCATTAACTATTAACGATAGTTTTGATTTGGCTATGACATACACATTTAAGGTAACAGACAAGCGAGACAAAGATTTGGCGATTCATTTTGCAACAACCTACAAGACAACACGCAGAAACGCACAAATAGCTATAAGCAAGTTTCTTAAAAGCAATCGCCAAGAAGGTTGGTTCTACGAAATGAGAATAACTAAATAAAAACCACAAGGCGGCTTCGGCCGCCTTTAACAACAACAACAATGGATCAACTAAAACAACTATTAGAAAGCCACGACTGGCATTATCAAAGAAGCGATGACCATAGAGTTTGGAAACGTGGATCAGAGCAAAGAGCAGCTATACTAAACTTAGTAGGTGCAATTGGAGAGGAAGCGGATGAGCTATTTAAAAGCTACCACAAACAAGAATTCCCTGAAGTATACCAATCATGAAAAAGTACACACCAAGACAAAACGCTTTCTATTACAGCGTAACATTTATACTTACTTCTATTGCTATAACAGCAATGATTGCTTTGTATGAAATTATAGAATTTATATTAGGATAAGCATTGGTAAAGCTGCAGCCAATACTTTCTTTATTAATAATTGCAGCACAAAAAACAATAACAATGGCAAACGATTTTGCAAAGGGTGTATCAGTGGTATTAACTGGTACAGCAAACTGGGCACGTCTAACAGAAAAGACAGGTCCAGATCAGATGAGCGGTAAATATTCCGTAGAGCTTACACTAGATAGTGCAAGCAGGGATTTACTAAGTGGAATGAAAATTCTTGACCACGTGAATGTTAAGCGTCAGGATGGCACGTACAAATACGAGCAGCCTACAGTGCGTTTAAAAACAGTCTCCTTACCTACGATCTGGGATTCACAAAAGAATGTGTTTACGGACATCATAGGCAATGGTAGTACGATGAGAGTAAAGGCCACTATTAAATCCTACGAGATGGCAGGCAAGAAAGGTCTTACTTGTTATATCAACAAAGGTGTGGTATTAAATCTTGTAGAAATGCAAGCAAATACGGAAGAGGACGAAGCTTTGTTTGCTGGTTTAGATGCTACTGCACCAACAGCAACAGCAACAACGCCTGCTCAGTCTGATGATGATCTACCATTCTAAGATGAGAGATAAAGCACCAGTTGAGGTATTGGATTTGGCTACTGCCGTACAAGAAGTGTTTGGAGTGAACGCATTTGAAAAGACACGTAGACGAGAAATTGTAGACGCAAGAATGGCAATTATGGTTGCTGTCCGTAGAATGTATACCACTACTGAAATTGCTAGCAGCTTTAACATGGATCACAGTTCTGTGGTCCATGCTGCTAGGCAGCACAAAAGCAAGTACAACACCAATCCAGTAAAAAGGTACAGGCTGTACAGATCATATTGCGATATATATGATTTCTGTGTTAATAGAATACTTAACCAAAACTATAATGAGTACGAGACTATTAGCGATGTAAAGGAAGAACTTGCGGAGGAAAAGAAGCACAGATATGAGCTTCAGCAGCAGGTAAAAGATCTTCAGTCATTGCTTAGTGATTGTAACAAGACCAACAAGGAATTGGAAAAGTATCGTACAGCCTTTAGACAAGTAATAACAGAAGCAAAGCTAAAGGATGAAAAAGCTGCTAAGAAAGATTAGGCACAAGAATTATCTTAGATCGTTTGTTTTGGATCTAAGATGGGAAAGCCTAAACATTATGATTGTTGCCTCCAGAACAGAATGGAGTGACAATACAATAAGAGTACTAAACAACAACGCGATGCTGATTCGTAAATATGAAAGACGAATCCGCTGGGTAAAATTCTAAACAATGAATATACTAAGGGAAGCAGACCGAATCATAAACGAAAGATCGGAAGAAAAGGAAAGACAGTATGGTCCGATGTCGGAGACCAACCGTCGTGCTGCAGTTATAGCTTCAGTGATGAGCAACAAAGATATTGATGTTGTTGATCTATATAATATGCAGATTGCTCTAAAGCTTGCAAGAGAAAGTTGGAGCCATAAACAGGATAACCTACTGGATGCAGTAGCGTACTTAGGCGGACTTAACAACTACCTTGAGGGTATTATAATTCAAGACGGTGATGTTGTCAAGTAAGCAAAGTTTGTTAAATCTCTACAGCGTACTGCTAAATGGCAGAAAGGCAAAGCTTGTAGAAGAATGGCAGGCGCAGAAAGCCAAATATAAAATGGTTGAGGTGCAAAACATATTCTTTCAATGTAATATTGATGTGGATATGTCTTACGCTGATCATCCATGGGCAGATGATCATTTCCACGAACGTATTGGCGGAGAGGCTACAAATCCTGGAAGGACATTTACCTATTGGCCATACTATAAAGATGATGACAAACATCGTCCTGGTGAAATGTTTAGCCATACCTATCAAGAGAGATTCTGGCCACCAGCAAAGCAAGGAATTAGATACACTATGGGAAGCTTGGAGGACATTGTCCAAAGACTCAAACTCAGCCCTACGAGTCGCCAAGCTTTCCTTTCTATCTGGCATCCTGAAGACCAAAGCGTGCAACCAGCACGACGGTTACCCTGTACGATAGGGTATTGGTTTAAGGTTAACGATAATAAGGTTGATGTTACCTATTTAATTCGCTCCTGCGACGCTATCAGACATTTGCACAACGATATATATATGACGCAGCTGTTAGCGCAGTACGTGGCAAATAGGCTTGGTTATGGCTTAGGTACAATGAGTATGTGGATTGGCAGTTTACATTGCTTTGAGAGTGATATTTACGAATTAAGAAAAAGAAGAAACAAATGTGCGGATTCGCTATTACAAGAAAGGGGGAAATAAATACCCTTGCCCATCGTGGTTATACCACACATGAAAAGCAAGTTGGCCCTTACCAGATTACTTTCCACTCGTTACCATTAAGTAGCAACAATACCAATATTGAGCAACCAGTAAAAGTTGGCAATTACTACTTGGTCTTTAATGGCGAGATCTTTAACTATAAGGATCTGCACAAAGGCAATCCTGCTAGTGACGTACACTACTTGGTTTGGCTGCTTAAGAAGTGCAAAACAGTAGAAGCATTCTATAAAGAATCTATTAAGTGGGATGGTTTTTGGTCTATAGCTTTAATCAGTAAAGACAATTGCTATTTCTTTACCGATTGGTTAGGCAAAAAGCAGTTGTACTATAGCAGCGAAGGTATTGCCAGTGAGATTAAAGCTATACTGCCAGAAAAGTATTGGCTAATGGATTACACTAAGAAGCAGTTTGCTACATTAAACACTCCGTTTGATAGTGTGTGCAGAGCAATTCCAGGTCAGCTTTATGAATATGACTTTAAGCACCAAAAGTTGGCTAATTTCGTAGCAAGACAGCAGTACTGGATTTTAGAGCCGTATAACGATCTTTACCAAGTAATTGATAGAAGTATTAAGCAAAGACTAGAAAATCGCTTAGACGGCATTACAATGCTTCTTAGCGGTGGGTTAGACTCCAATATCATACTACATCATATTAAAGACTATGAACCTGAGATTCTAACCATTGAAAATGGTGAAAGTCATGTTGTGGAACAAGTCATGGAAGAGTATCAGCTAAACGCTAGGTATATTTCAGATGTGTACACTACTAGCGATGTTAAGCAAGCTATGTATCACTATGAGCATCCACTTGACTATGGAAGCTTTATCCCAAACTACCTTTTATTTAAAGAGGCTACAAATAGTATGGTGCTTACTGGTGATGGTGCTGATGAGTTATTTGGTGGTTACGAGAGAGCCCAGTTGGAAGATACGTTTATGTTTGACATTATGGAATTACAGTATTACCACAATATTCGTCTTGATCGAATGAGTATGGCTTGGACTAAGGAAGCTAGATCGCCGCTAATGAGTATGCCTCTGGCAAGAATTGCTAGAAGATTGGGCAAACATCTTAGAACAAATAAATATATATTAAGGCAGCTTTATAAGGATAAGCTACCCACAACAGTAACAACACAGAAAAAGAAGCCGTTAAGATTGTATAACGACAAGGAGCAAAATATTGCTCGTTGCAAAGAAATTTTTTATAAGGTATGGCTTCAAAATCAAGAATCGTAGCAGTTACAAACAACAACCCTTGTGCAATGACGTACGAGGAGATCAGTGGTAATAACAGAAAGAAAGCTCTAGAACTCCTAGAGAAGTTTAAACAAATAGAAAAGGAAAGAAATGAAACTAAAAAATGAATTTGAACCAATTCGTGATTGGGCAAAAAACAAAGGCATCTATAAGAAAGGTGATATTAAGACGCAAACGCTAAAGCTTGTAGAAGAGGTTGGCGAGCTTTCTAAAGCAGTGCTAAATGAAGATCGCGCAGAAATCGAAGACGCCATTGGCGATTGTGTGGTGGTGCTTACCAGTATTAGTCACATGGTGGGTACTGATATTGAAGATTGTATTATGGGTGCATATAATGTTATTGCAAAGCGTAGAGGGAGAATGATTAACGGAACTTTTGTGAAAGATGAGTGACAAGGAAACAAAACAATTTATGCGTATTGCAATGGCAACGCTAAGAAAATTATACAAAAACAAACAACAAAGAAAAGCATGGGCAGCAAAAATGTACGCACGTTGGATACAGAGAAAAGCTTAAACATTAAAGAGCACAGAAAAGAATTGATCAAGCTGGCTTTGGAAAGGTATAACACCAAAAAGGAAGCTGCGGAAGCTTTAGGCATTACCGTAAGGCACCTTTCTAATCTTGAGCCAACCATTGATCTGGAAGCCTTTAACACCAAAGAGAAATGACACAAAGAGAGATACTACTTGAGATGTACGAGAAACTTTGGAACGCTGACAAGGATAAGTGGGCTTGGAATGTGATACTAAAGGACACGCTTGAGAAAACAGAAACCTTTAACACCAAAGAGAAATGAACGAAGAAGCATTTAATAAATTGATGGGGTACCCAGTGGAAACCATCGAAGCATTGGTAAAACAAGCCAAGGAAATAAACCGCAACAGCATTATTGCACTTAACAACCGCGACCTAGAAAAGAACGGTATAGAAAGAGACTAAATGAAAATACTACAACTACAACAACGATCCCCCGAATGGTTCAAATCCAGACTTGGTGTGATTACAGGAAGCAGAGCAAAGAAAGTGTTTAGCAGCACCAACCTAAGTTTTATCGATGAGCTTATTGCCGAACGAATTAGCGGTAAGATGGAAGAAACTTTCCAAAGTAAAGCTATGGAACACGGTGTGTTATTTGAACCGGAAGCATTAAACAAATACATAGAAAAGACTGGCAACGATGCACACGAAATTGGATTTTGTGTTCACGATAGAATTTCTTTTATGGCAGTAAGCCCCGATGCTTTGGTAATGCATAAAAATAGATATGTTGGTGGGGTGGAAATTAAATGCCCAAGCACAAGAAAGCACATCGAGTACATTAGGCAGAATAAAATACCAAACGAATACAAGTACCAGGTATTCCAATATTTCTTAGTTTGTGAGACTATTGAATGGCTGGATTTTGTTTCATACGATCCAAGATTATCAAAAGCCAATCTATTTATTAAGCGTGTGACACGACACGAACTTCAAGATGAGCTTGACTTAGCCATGGAAAAGCACATTAAGTTCTACGAGAAGCTTTTAAAATACGAACAGCAAATAATAAAGACAATAAATGGATCACCATATTAAAGAACTGCCAACTAGCATTAAGGAGCTAAACCAATTTGCATTAAAGTGGAAGATGGAAAACTCATCACTGCCTGCCTATGCTGTTGTAAAGCCAAAGTATAGCGACAAAAGCGCTAATGATCTAACAAAGAGTGTGGTCTTTGATTTTACAACAGTTCGTGGTGGTGCTGCATACAGAATAAACAATGGTGCAGTGTACGATGCAAAAAGGAAAGCTTATAGAAAAGGCAGCGTTAGAAAAGGTGTCCCCGATATTATTGGTGTGATAGATGGCCATTTCTTCGGTATTGAAATTAAGTTTGGTCGTGACCGTCAGAGTGCAGATCAAAGAACAGTACAGCTGGAAATAGAAGCAGCTGGTGGCTATTATTTTATAGCAAAAACATACGAAGACTACCTAAACAAAATTAATGAGATCGTCAATAGTTGGGGCAAGTAGCGAACTGCAATGCGCCTATAAATTAGTTGAGCTTGGTTGGGCTGTTGCCTTTCCTTTTACACACGATCACCCTTTTGATATGATTATCTATAAGGATGGTCAACTAAGAACAATACAAGTAAAAGGAACAGAATACGCAGAACACCAAAAGAACATAATTAAAGGACAGTGGGATCGTTACAAAGATATTGACTTCATTATATTGCACGACAGAGTTTACCGGTCGTGGTACATTTTTAAAAAGGGTGAACTTAAGGGAAGGAGATCTATTACGCTTGATGCTAATAGGCTGCAAGAAAAACACAACAACTGGAAACTTATTAAATGAACACAATAGCGATAGCCAAAAAATATATTGCCCATGGCTTTTCACCTATTCCTCTTATTGATGGTGAGAAAAGGCCAAGCATAAAAAACTGGCAGCAATACAGTGTGGAACCAATGGGACTGCAGGAAGCAGAAAACCTATTTGGCAACACCAATAGTATTGGGTTGGTCATGGGCTTTGACGGCATACAATGTCTTGATATAGATAGCAAGCACTTTACAGGAAAAGAATACCAAGAGTTCTGTGATAGACTGCAGGAAGAGTGTAAAGGACTAAAAGAAAAAATGATTGTACAACACACCAGAAGTGGTGGGTACCATTGGATCTTTAAATGTGATGAAATGGCAGGCAACCAAAAGCTTGCTAGAAATATACACGGGGAGGTAACTTTTGAAACACGTGGAAAGGGTGGACAAATAGTTACCTACCCAAGTCAAGGCTATAAGATCGAAGGTAAAATTACTAATGTCCAAAGAATAACACCACAAGAGCGTGACATACTATTTAGAGTAGCACGTACAATGGATGAAATGGTGGTTGAGGTAGTGAAGGAATCTAATAGGATTGGGAAAGAAGAAACAGACAACAACACACCTTGGGGAGAGTTTAGAGAATCCCACAACGCTTTAGATATTCTTTTACAACACAATTGGCAGGTGGTTGGTGAAAATAGCAAATACGTTTATTTGCTTCGTCCTGGTACTACAGACAATAAAACCAGCGGCGTTAT